ATGCGGCATTTTGATCCAAAAACGATGACAGAAGCTATACCCGGCATGCACAAGCTTGAAGGTACAAAAGAATTACCAGACGATAACTGGTTTTTTACAGCGGAAACTATTCCTGAAGGGAAAAAGCTCGCCACTAATACCGCAGGCGAGCCGATTCTGGTGACAATTATTCAATAGAAGCTACAGGCCATTCAATATCGGGGGCCATTGATGTATTCACACGCATCAGTAGAACCCGATATTTTTTCCATTGTGTCAGCGCCGCTATTTCTTTCTCTGTCGCGATCCCTGCATCAATTGCATCCTGCCGCCAGTTAATTTCTTCGTCAGCGAGGGCGCGGTATTGCTGACGCATACTTTCAGCCTGCATAACCTGCTGTTCCGGGGTGAGCGGTGGAACGTCGCCCCATGTGGGTAAACCCTTATCGTTTGAAATACGAATTTTTCCTGCGGGAGGCGCTGCCATAAATTCACTGGCAATTTCATCGCTAACGCCGACTTTATCGTTTAAATCCCACTGATTTTTTTCATATTCCGCTAAATATTTCACGGGAAAAAAGGCATTGTTTTTTGCGCTATAAACGTAAGTCATCATGTTAATACCCTAATGCGAAATAACTTCCGCCCTCACCAGCTGTATCGGTGTTGGCCGTGAATCCAGCAAGCGTTTTATTCGTCGCCCCCCACTTAGAACCGTTAGAAGCGGAACTCCATCCAGCGTCAAAATGATTGACGAAGATAATGCCAGTTGGAAAAGGAATAGCAAAAGTCGTTGCCCTGACTGTATTTCCCTGAGGTGTTGTTCCCCACTGCAACATCAAACCATTGGGTAGCCGGGCCCAGCCCGGATTGGCCAGGCTAATAGCAAAACTCGCCATATCAGGAATTTGGTTAATCCCTGTTCCTACATTCCTTTTCGCCGCTTCCCCCAAACCAACCTTTAAAAGAATCCCTCCTGGCGGTTTTCATTTATCAAACCCTGGACCAAAAGGGCGTTGCGTGCGGCAAAACGTGGCATGCTGAAAGCTTTTAAGGGTTTTTTGCATGTTTATTGGTTATGTCAGGGTGTCAACAAATGAACAGAACACGGCTTTGCAAAAGGATGCGCTGTATCGCTCAGGATGTGAGCTGATTTTTGAAGACAAAATGAGCGGCAAAACATCGGACAGGCCGGGGTTAAAAAAGCTGCTGAAAATGCTTTCGCCAGGTGACACCTTTGTCGTCTGGAAGCTGGATCGGCTTGGCAGAAGTATGCGCCATCTGGTCACGCTGATTGAGGAGCTGCGCCTGCGCGGGGTGGCTTTTCAAAGCCTCACCGACAGCATTGATACCAGTACGCCAATGGGACGCTTTTTCTTTCATATTATGGGCGCACTGGCGGAAATGGAGCGTGAACTCATTGTTGAACGCACGCGTGCCGGGCTTAACGCTGCACGCGAGGCGGGCAGAGTCGGCGGTCGGCGGCCCAAACTCACCGCAGAACAGTGGGCGCAGGCGGGCAGACTCCTGGATGCGGGCGAGTCCAGACAGCGCGTCGCACTGATTTTTGATGTGGGAATTTCAACGCTTTACCGCAAATTCCCGGCAGCAAAATGCGATGCGCAGTTGTGCCATGCCCCGTCCAGCGGGGTTGAATAGCCACTGTTAGTCCGGCAGGAGAAACTATCACTCACCCAAACACCACGGAGTTAAAACGGATGAGTGATTTCCATCATGGCGTACAGGTTGTCGAAATTAACGACGGCACCCGCGTCATTTCCACAGTCTCAACCGCGATTGTTGGCATGGTCTGTACGGCCAGCGATGCAGATGCGGCGACCTTTCCTCTCAATGAACCAGTGCTGATTACCAGCGTGCAGAGCGCGATTGCCAAAGCCGGTAAAAAAGGCACGCTGGCGGCCTCTTTGCAGGCAATTGCCGATCAGGCGAAACCCGTTGTTGTCGTTGTACGTGTTGAAGAAGGCACGGGCGATGATGAGCAGGCGGCGCTTGCGCAGACGGTGTCTAACATCATCGGCACCACCGACGCCAACGGCAAATATACCGGCCTGAAAGCTCTGCTCACCGCAGAAGCGGTCACCGGCGTTAAGCCACGTATTCTTGGCGTGCCGGGCTTCGATACTCTCGAAGTGGCAACCGCGCTTGCACCCGTTTGTCAGAAGCTGCGCGCGTTCGGTTACATCAGCGCCTGGGGCTGTAAAACCGTCTCAGAGGCCATCCTGTATCGCGATAATTTCAGCCAGCGCGAACTGATGGTGATCTGGCCGGATTTCCTGACCTGGAATACGGCAACCAGCACTACGGCTAACGCCTTCACCACCGCCCGTGCACTTGGATTGCGCGCCAAAATCGACCAGGAGCAGGGCTGGCATAAAACCCTGTCTAACGTGGGCGTGAACGGGGTGACCGGGATCAGCGCTTCGGTCTTCTGGGATTTGCAGGAATCCGGCACCGACGCCGATCTGCTCAACGAAGCGGGCGTCACCACGCTTGTGCGCAAAGATGGCTTCCGCTTCTGGGGCAACCGCACCTGTTCAGACGATCCGTTATTCCTCTTTGAGAGCTATACCCGCACCGCGCAGGTGATCGCCGACACGATGGCAGAAGCGCACATGTGGGCTATCGATAAGCCGGTTACCGCGACGCTTATCCGCGACATCATTGACGGCATCAATGCCAAATTCCGCGAGCTGAAAACCAGCGGCTATATCGTGGATGCGACCTGCTGGTTTGATGAAGACGCCAACGACGCGCAAAGCGTGAAAGCCGGAAAACTGTATATCGATTATGACTATACGCCGGTTCCCCCTCTCGAAAATCTGACCCTGCGCCAGCGCATCACCGATAAATATCTGGTGAATCTGGTGTCCTCGGTCAACAGCAATTAAGGAGCCTGACCTCATGGCAATGCCGCGCAAACTTAAATTAATGAACGTCTTTCTGAACGGCTACAGCTATCAGGGCGTCGCCAAATCTATCACGCTGCCGAAGCTCACTCGCAAGCTGGAGAACTATCGCGGCGCGGGGATGAACGGGATCGCGACGATTGATCTCGGTCTGGATGACGATGCCCTGTCGATGGAGTGGTCCCTCGGTGGTTTCCCGGACGCGGTGATCTGGGAGCTGTACGGGGCGAGCGGTGCAGATGCGGTGCCGATCCGCTTCGCAGGCTCCTATCAGCGCGACGATACCGGCGACACGGTGGCGGTTGAGGTGGTCATGCGTGGCCGCCAGAAAGAGATCGACACCGGTGAAAATAAGCCGGGCGAAGATACCGAAGCCAAAATCTCGGTGGTCTGTACCTACTACAAACTGACCATCGACGGTAAAGAGCTGGTGGAGATCGACACCATCAACATGATTGAGAAGATTAACGGCGTCGATCGACTGGAGCAGCATCGCCGCAATATCGGCCTGTAATGTTTTCCCGGCCAGCACGTCTGGCCGGGCCCTTCTGATAACCCACTGAAACGAGAAAACAATGACCAACGAAATCACAGTTACCCTGGAAAAGCCGGTTAAACGCGGTGAGCAGAGCGTTGAGCAGGTCACGCTGATGAAACCGAACGCGGGCACGCTGCGCGGTGTGAGTCTGGCCGCCGTCGCCAACTCGGAAGTTGACGCGCTGATCAAAGTCCTGCCGCGCATGACCGCCCCGATGCTGACCGAGCAGGAGATCGCCGCGCTGGAGCTGCCCGATCTGGTCGCGCTGGCCGGCAAGGTGGTCGGTTTTTTGTCGCCGAGTTTGGCGATGTAGCCTTCCCGAAAAAACTGTCAGTCGATGACCTGATGGCGGATATCGCGGTGATTTTTCACTGGCCGCCAACGGAGTTATACCCGATGAGCCTGAGTGAGCTCATCACCTGGCGCGAAAAAGCGCTTCAGCGAAGCGGATACACAGATGAGTAAAAACGTTGCATTAAAGATATTACTCAACGCCGTTGACCAGGCCAAACGGCTGCTTAACCCCATTAAAACAAACGGTGAAGCGCTTGTCGGTAAGGCGTCGGCGATAGGCGAGACCGGCTGGAGCATGGCAAATACGGGGCTGGATGCGGGTACGACGTTGCTGAAACCCGGCTACGATCTCGCGCAAATAAGCACGGAGCTTCAGGCCATTTTAGCGCTGGAGACGGCCTCGCCGGAGATGGCGGCGTTGCAAACACAGGCCCGGCAACTGGGCGATTCGACCTCCGCCAGCGCGGCACAGGCGGCGTCGGCGCAGATTATTGTTGCCCGCTCTGGCGCAGATAAAGACGGCGTACTTGCCCAGGCCCCGGCCGTTTTGAATCTGTCGCTGGCAAACCAGGCGTCGATGGAGGATAACGCCCGGCTGCTGATCGGCACCAAAGAGGCGTTCGGGCTGGCGGATGATAAGGCGATGCACATTGCTGATGTGATCACCACGACGCTCGAGAAAAGCCATCTTTCTCTTGAGGAACTGAGCACCTCTTTAACCACCGTTGCACCGGCGGCGAAGAGCGCGGGTGTCAGCTTTGAGGAGGCGGCGGCGATGGTCGTTACGCTTAATGAGGCTGACATCAGGGGCGCAGACGCCGGGGCGGGAAGCCGTGCAGTGCTCGAACGGCTAAGCGCGCCAACGCCGCAGGCACAAAATGCCATTAGGGCGCTTGGCGTCAGCACCACCGATGACAAAGGCAATGCCCTGCCGGTGATGGCCATTTTGCAGGCGTTACAGACCAGCTTCACCAAAAATAATGTCGATCCTGTCCGGCGTGACAGCGACATGAATGTGATTTTCGGCGAAGAAAACCGCCCGGCGGCGACAGTGCTGATGACCGCCGCCGCCAACGGCCAGCTCGCCACGCAAACCACCGCGCTGAAAACATCCGACGGCAGGACCGGGCAGCAGATTGCTGTCAGGGAGAACAACCTGGGCGGCGATCTGGCGGGGTTGCAGTCGGCGTATGAGTCCATCGGCACGGATCTGTTTATTCAGCAGGAGTCGTTGCTGCGTGGACTGGTGCAGACCGCAACCCATTTTGTGCTGGCGCTTGATGGCTGGATCCAGCGCAACCAGGGGCTGGCGCAGACGCTCGGCGCTATCGCCATCGCGGTGACGGTCGTGGCAGGGGCGCTGGGCGGTATCGGGCTGGCTGTTGGGCCGGTGATGACCGGGATCGGGGCAATTATCACCGTAGCGGGGGGACTCGGCACGGTGTTCTCCGTGGTAAGCGGCGCGATCATTGCGGCGGTTGGGGCGATAACCTGGCCCGTCGTGGGTGTGGTGGCGGCGATCGCTGCCGGTGCGCTGCTCATTCAGCAATTCTGGGAACCCATCAGCGCGTTTTTCGAGGGCGTGGTGGCAGGGATACGTCTCGCCTTTGCCCCGCTCGGTCAGTTGTTTTCACCGCTGGCCCCGATGTTCAACTGGCTGGGCGAAAAACTTCAGGCCGTCGGGCAATGGTTCAGCGATTTACTGACGCCCGTAACCTGGGCCGAATCATCTCTTAATAGCTGCCGCGATGCCGGGCTGAGACTGGGTATGGAACTGGCTTCCGCCTTCAGCGCACCGCTGGTGGCCATCGATATGCTGTGGAATAAAGCGACCGGGCTTCTGGAGAAACTGGGGCTGGTGAAGAAGGAGTCGACGGAGCTGGATAAGTTGCCGAAAAGCGCCGCTCCACTGCCGGTGACGCCAGTGTTAGCCGCCGCCAGCGGCGTTCCTCCCCTGGCGTCGTCAACCGGTAAGGCTGTGACGGCCATTAGCCCTGTGCAGCCGGTTCAGGCACCGGTGGGTAATAGCCATACGGATAACAGCAACACGAACCTGAACTTTTATCTGACGGCGTCTCCTGATCAGGGGCAGCAGTTCAGGCAGCAAGTCATCAGTGTTCTGGAGGAGCATGAGCGTAATAAGGCCATGCAGCGTAATTCCGCGATGCGGTACTAATGGAGGGTAAAAACCATGATGCTCGCACTGGGTATGTTTGTTTTTATGCGTCAGACGCTGCCTTATCAATCGATCAGGCACGATACGGACTATAACTGGCCGTCGAATAAACGGATCGGTAAGCGCAATGCGTTTCAGTTTACCGGCCCGGGGGATGACACTATCACCCTTACTGGTGCGCTTTATCCTGAGCTGACCGGGGGCACGCTGAGCCTTACCGCGCTGCGGCTGATGGCGGCCGGGGGCAGATCGTGGCCGCTGCTGGATGGCTACGGGCTGATTTACGGCATGTACGTTATTCAGAATGTGAGCGAAACCGGCTCCAGCCTTTATCCGGACGGCTCTCCACGCAAAATCGATTTTACGGTCACACTCACGCGCGTCGATGAGTCGCTGGTGGCGATGTTTGGCGATCTTAAAGAACAGGTGGTCACGCTCGTTAACAAAGCGACTGGCATGTTGGGGGCCGGTAATGTTTTATGAGCTAACCAATAACCTGGGCGGTGTGCGCACGCCTGATTTTTTGCTGCTGCTCGGCAAAAAAGATATCACCCGCAATATCAGTAAGCGCCTGATTAGCCTGACGTTGACTGATAATCGCGGGTTTGAAACTGACCAGCTCGACATTGTGCTGGACGATAGCGACGGAGAAATCGAGCTGCCCGCGCGTAATGCGGTTCTGACGCTCTTTCTGGGCTGGAAAGAAAAGGTGCTGAAGGAGAAGGGCAGCTTTACCGTGGATACGATTGAGCATCGCGGGGATTCGGCGGATACGGTAAGAATTACCGCCCGCAGTGCCAATCTGGGCGGGACGCTTAATGCCAGCAGGGAGATGTCGTGGCATGACACAACGCTTGGGGCGATTGTCGAAAGTATTGCCGTTAACCACGAGCTGATCCCGGCCATTGCGCCGGAGCTGGCGAAGATACCCATTTCGCATATCGATAAATCTCTGGAGTCCGACGTGGTTTTTCTTACCCGTCTGGCCGATCGGTACGGCGCAACGGTTGCGATCAAGGCGCGCAAGCTGCTGTTCCTGAAGGCGGGTAAGGGCGTGACGGCCAGCGGCGAGCCCATTGCGCCTGTCACCATCACCCGTGGCGACGGCGATCGGCATCTGTTTAGCATTACCGATCGCGACAACTATTCCGGCGTGACGGCACAGTGGCTGGATACTAAAAATCCACAGCAGCAACAGCAAAATGTGAAGGTTGAACATCAGTCACCGCCGACAAAGCAAAATGAATATCTGCTGGGTAAAGCGGGCAATGTCTTTGCCATTAAGAAAATCTTTGCCAACAAAGCGCAGGCGGAACGCGCTGCACAAGCCCAATGGGACAGACTGCAGCGCGATAAGGTGCTTTTTACCATTAACCTCGCGATCGGACGGGAAACGCTTTACCCGGAAACACCGGTTAATGTGACGGGGTTTAAAAGCATTATTGATGCCCAGCCATGGGTTATCACAAAACTTGTTCATACTCTCGACAGCAATGGCTACACCACAGCGCTGACGCTTGAAGTGAATAACGCTTAGGTGGAATATTCGGAAATTATAAAAAGTGAATAAAGTGATGGTCAGTAACTCACTTTTTGAGTATTATTAATTCACAAAAAGTGAATTAAGAGGTGAGAACATGTTCCATTGTCCTAAATGCCAGCACGCGGCACATGCGGGCACCAGTCGTTACCTGAGTGAAAACACCAAGGAGCGCTACCATCAATGCACGAACATTCAATGCAGTTGTACGTTTGTGACGATGGAGTCGGTAGAGCGCTATATCGTGTCGTCCGGTAAGAACAACAAAGCATCGCAAAGCGGGCAACGAGCGTGATTAGAGGCAACAAAAAAGCCACCGTCAAAGGTGGCTTAGTTTTATGATTTTACTGCTAAAATTTGGTGGCCCCTGCTGGGTTTGAACCAGCGACCAAGCGATTATGAGAACGATGCACGAGCTTTATAAAACAGTAACTTACAGGGTAATCAATAAGTTATGTAATGAATGTTATTGATGGTTATGCAAAGTATGAGTCTTGAGGGGTCAAGAAGGGGGCATTACCTCGCTGAATTGAGGAGAATCAAGTTCAAGCGTGTTTCTCCATAACATACCACTGAAATCGTATCTAGAAAGGTCATCGTTCAGACCATTTTGACCGAGATAATATTTAAAGTGGTAGTGCAACAAATCCTCATCTTCGTCATAATGTAACTCAATAACAGCAGAAGGAATCTCCCGCCAACCAACGGTAATATTAAGATCTAATAACATTTTACCTTTTGGGTCTATCTTTCCTCGAAGAGTGGCATATTCGTCTCCGTTCACGATAAGTTCAGCATAGATATTGCTGCGCCCTGGTACCCCCATAAAACGCAGATTAAAATGAGACTTAGAGCTGAATGTAATATCACCTTCGTTCGTCCATTTGGTTGAAGTGATAAGCTCTTTGAAGTAGATAAGTGATTTTCGTCGGGTTCGCTTCCAGTCCATAATGTGAGGGTATGTCGATGCAATAAAAGCGAGTGTCGAAACTAAAAGACTTAGGAAAGAAATACTATCACTTAATTTCATTTGGCTTATGCTCTAAAGGGTTGAGACGAACAGCTTCTTCTAAATGGTCTGGGGCAAAATGAGCGTAACGCATAGTCATTTTTATATGTGTATGCCCTAAGATATTTTTGAGCATCAGTATATTACCCCTATTCATCATAAAATGACTTGCAAATGTATGACGAAGCACATGTGAAAGTTGACCGTCGGGCAGATTCAATTCAGCCCGTTCAACTGCTTTGCGAAATGCTGAATAACATGATTTGATGGAGCATCCCGGTCTATCTGGCTTGGGCAGAGAATCATAAAAATCTTTACTGATTGGAACTGTCCTATTTCGATTTCCCTTCGTTTTGAAAAAGCTGACCTTCAAATTTCTTATTTTTTTAGCTGTTATAGATTCAACTTCATCCCAACGTGCCCCTGTAACCAGACATAAGCGTGCTACCCAAAAAACATTGTCATTACGACTTTTTTTGCATTCATCTAAAAGCCTGTCAATTTCCTCATGCTCAAGATAAGCGAGTTCGGCTTCTTCTGATTTAAAAGGATGGACGTTTGACAGCGGGTTATCAAGCTTCCAGTGTCCTAACCTCTTTATTTGATTGAAGAATGCGCGAAAGTATGCCAGCTCAAGGTTCATCGTTCTTGGGTAAACTTTTTTTACCCGGGATGTGCGGGATATCTCGCCAGACAGTCGTTTGCTGCGATAAAGGGAAAAGGTAGTGTCGTTTAATTGATGAGCCAGAGGTTCTCCCATGCTTTCACATGCAAACTCCATAGTACCTTTGCGTTTTTCACCATCGTCCAGCGTCACACCATGTTCATCACACCATTGGTTAACAAGGTCTCGCAGTTTGCGGCGATCCTCCTTTCCATCAAGCCAGGGCTTTGCATTGATGTTTCCCATGATGTGATTTTGATATGCCAGCGCATCGCCTTTTGTTGAAAAGGTTTTACGAATACGCTTGCTGGCTTTACCTTTTGGTTTTCCTTCCGGGTAAAAATCCAATAACCATTTTCCATCAGGTTGCTTTCTAATACTCATTCGGAGATAAATGCCTCCGCCCAATCCGTAAAATAATTATTTTTCTGACAGAATTTGTACATTCCAGCAAATGTTTGGGTTTGATCTTTAGTTAACACGGCATGTATTTCCTTCATTATAATAACGCCATTGTTAGTGTTAAGAGCATTTTCTGGATCGGTAACGATGCTGTTTATATGAGCAAATTCGACTTGGTTAACATCATTAAATCTAATACCAGTAAACTCGCAGCATGTAATGTTTTTTTCTTCAATTTTTTTAGACTTAAGTGTTGAGCGCATTTTATCAATGGTTTTAATGAAAGCACTTCGAACGTCATTAATTTGTGGGTGTTCCGAAAGAGTGTTGTATGCAGCTTGGATAAACTGTATATATAGCTTACTTTGACCAATTGATGTTAGTCTTCTTGCATCTAGCAAACCAACAAAATCAGAGCCTGATATATATATATTGCCTTCAATTGTTCTACCATCAACTCCTGTAACATAACCAGGAATGCCGTCTTGCCAAATGGTGTTCGCAGCGCCGGGATTAGTGCGTAGCAATGTATGTAAGACAGAAACATTTATGAAAATTGCTCCATTGCTATTTATGATTACACCTGATTTCAAAGCAGATATAATTCCATTCAACGTTCTTGCATAAAGTCTGTCAATTATGAAAGTACTAAGGCCTACCGTATTTTTATCAATGTTTATGTTCAAGTCTGAAATGCTATAAACATTCGTTGATGGTAAGTTGCTCATTTTAACTTCCCGCCTGAAACACGGTGGAAATAAATATCGATATCTTGGCAGATTTCATTAAAATCTAGGTCTGGAATTTCTCCTTTAATGTTTGCATCAGGATGAAATATTTTAAGATAAGTCAATTTTAATTCTTTAGCCTTAATTGGATCTGCTTTGTGTAATGCCGTGACTCCAAGGTATTTGTCAAATTTTGTATTGTTAACTTTAAAATAAAAAGCTATTTCATGCAGTCTGCTTGAAAAATAATTCGTAAGAGGGTAATCCTCTAATAACTTGGTTTTTAATGAGGGGTGGGGTGTATCGCCAATTCTGATAACGGCTCTCATTTTTCATCTCCTACTTATTGTAACTAGCCACTCAATTAGACAAAATTTTAAGGACTACTCGTCCTAGAACTTGGATATCTTCAATAGCGCAATCAAAGGCCATACCTATTCCGCTTACACGAATTTGGCGTATAGGGATACGGGTTGATGTCCTAATGCTGGTTTTACCTTCAATATTCACTAAACATTCCCCGTCGAAAACTTCGGCAAATTTGCGATCCAGAATAGATTGCGTTCTTTCATCCGTCATGCAGAAAGGGTCTGATGGTAAAGGAGTGACAGCCTTAAACAGGACTTTATCAAACATCACATATCCAGAGTCATAAAGCAGCCCGTCAACGAGTTTCTTGTTCGGGAACTTCATTATGTCTAATTCTTCGTTATTGAACTTTTTACCCTGTCCTGTCGCCAGCCATTCAAGAGTGACACCAGTTTCAGCCATGCAGTTAACAACGATGTCGGAAGGAAACAGCCCGCGCTTATAGCGATTAGCAAGGCTACTGCTCGCGATGCCTAAATGTTCGGCTAAAGCTAGTTTTGTCCTGAAGCCATAGGCCTCAATCATTCGGTTCAGTATTGGAGCGCCACTTTGTGAAAAGTCTATCTGTAGGTTCATGAAAACCTTTCCTTTCAAACTTCTTTTATGAAAGTTTACTATCCAATTTGTTGGTTTATGAAAGTTATTGAGCGTTGCCGCGCTCGACTAAACAAAGGAGTTTGCCTCATGCGTCCAAACATTACAATTGCCATTCCCACGCCGTATCTCCCCATTGACGAGTATTGCCAGTCTTACTGGAACCCCTATGGGAACTGCCCGCGACATGGTTCACGATGGTCGCTTACCTATTCGTGGTAAAGGAGATAAACCTCGCGCCCGCGTTGAAATCAACATAGCCGCACTTACTGTCAGGCATTGAGTGAATGCAATATTTCACTTGAGGCGTAATCCAGGCTAGCAATTAGGAAGACGCTAATCATGTACGATTACAAAGTTTCCGACCGTAATCACCTCGACAATTCCTTCAGCGCTTTTGCTCAGTCTCATAATGTTGAAGCACTGGCGCGGGCTGTGGGGATGCGCCCAGCCACCCTGCGCTGCAAGTTAAATCCCGATCAGCCTCATCAGCCCACTGTGTTGGAGTTGCTCGCTATTACGGATCATACGGAAGACATCCGCATTCTTGACGGCCTGCTTCGACAGATTAACTGTCAGCCCTCCGTACCTGTAAACAATGTCCAGCCTGAAAATATGCAGTTTTGTGCGCTAACCGCTGCGGCGAACGTTGGCGTGTTAGCCGGTGAAGCGGTTTCAACGGAACAGATGACGGCGGCACGTCGTAATCAAATCCTTGACCGTGCAAGTGATGCCATTCGTAGCCTCTCGCTGATCGTCCATTCCGTTGAGGCCCGTTTTCAGTCTGTGCCTGTACTTGCTGCTGCCGCGTATCAGCACTGGAATTATATCGACGAGCAACACGATACCACCGGGCAGCACAGGATATTTTGAAAGCCAAACGGGGTTCCATTTCCAAATTAAATGAGTAAAAGAATGGATTTTAGCTCTGCTCAGAAATTGTGAGGGGACAAAAAAAGGGACACTGACCCTTAAAAAAGAAAAAGCCACTTTAAAGAAAGTGGCTTAATTATATGATTTCACTGCTAAAATTTGGTGGCCCCTGCTGGGTTTGAACCAGCGACCAAGCGATTATGAGTCCGAAACTTAAGTTAGATAAAACAATTAGTTACTTTAATTTCAACCGCTTGCGAAGTCGAATAATGGAGAATATGCCAGCATAGTAGATAGGTTTGCTGCCATTTTGCTGCCATCTCAAGGGGGTCGGTGCCTTGCTGAACGGCAAAGGTTTTCGACTTGACCAAAAAACACTAAACTATGGTCCGTCATTGCCGATTAGAATTAATGTTTATAAATGGCTGTTAATAGTAAAAACAAGGAGATGCTGTGTCAAATTTGAGAGATATGGAAGAACTTATAAGTGATATTGTTGATGTAGAACTTAAGGAATATATGCGTGAAGCTCTAACATGTTACATGACTGGAGCGCATCGTGCTTGTGTAGTACTATCATTCATTGCTATTTTTGAAGATTTATTAAAGAAATTAGATGGGATGGCAACAACAAATAAAACAGCAAGAGCCATATTTACTGAGATTAGTAAAAAAAGAGATGAGCAGAAAGTCTATGAAAATGATCTGCTCAACAAATTGAAGTCTGAGAAGATAATAACAGAAATTGATGCGGATTTTTTGACGGTATTAAAAACTCTCAGGAATAAAGCTGCACATCCTTCAGGACACAAACCAACTGCAGAGGAAGCGAGATATGTTTATTCTGAAACAATCAATCGATTTCTTTCTAAACCAGTACTTTCAACTACGCAAGTTGCAGACCAAATCCTTTCTAAGTTAACAAATGCCTATCTATTCCCTACAACTAATATTACTGATCATTCAGCGGTTGTAAATGATGGGGTTAAAAACCTGCATAGTGACGGCTACTCATATCTTTTATTAAAATTGATTGAATCTTTAGACCATACTAATGAACAGATACAAACAAATGCTAAGCGGTATCTACTAGGTTTAGCGTTTAAGCCCTTGAATTATGATGTTTTACAACAAATTAAAAAACATATAATAATTGACTGTTGTTCCGATAATAACAAGGCTCAGCTTATAATGGAGTGCATAGCTACCAACTACCGATTGCTGAATGGGTTAGATGAAATAGTATACTTAAGGCTTAATAAAATGTTTGAGGATAGAATTATGTCCTCAAAGACATCTGATCAACATACATATTTGAAACATCCTATTCAAATTTCTAAGAGTTTACTAAAATTAGACGAAGAGATAATTAATAAGTTCTTTAAGAAAAGTGTCGAAGATGTTTTAGAAGTATATAAACTAAGTCCGTTGCTAATGAAAATAGTAAAAAATAAAGATTGGGCTGAAAGAAAAGTCATCAAGTCAATATTTGAAAAAGCAGGTTCTTCAACCTTTGACGAAGCTAATTCATTCGCAAGAAGTGCAAGTGCTTATGATGAAGATTTGTCTCATCTGATGAGCAATATGGAATGCTTAGAGTTAATTGTCAGAGTATGTGACGCAGGGGTCTGGGGAGCATATGGATCTGAAGGTATGATGAAAGGGAAATTTAATAACATACCAAAAGTTAAAGAGAAAGCTCTAAAAGCTCTTTTGGAGGATGAAACTGCCAGCCAAGAGGTAATAGAAAGAATAAGGCCAGACCTCGGGAGTGCTGAAGATTTCGAAAAGAATTACTTTTGATGTAAATTGTAATAAGGGCATTTTAAATGCCCTGATTTTAATTAATTATAAGGTTCAGTGGGTTCAAACTCACAGCTTCCGATAGATGATCCGGCGCAAAATGAGCGTAGCGCATTGTAACTTTAATATCGGTATGACCAAGGATGCGTTGAAGCACCAAAATATTGCCGCCGCGCATCATAAAATGGCTTGCAAAAGTATGGCGTAAAACATGTGAGAGTTGACCATCAGGCAATTCAATTCCCGCGCGCTTGATTGCTCCTCTAAACGCAGAGTAGCACGCGGTAAACATAGGCTTTGTGGTTCTCTTTTCGGGAAACAATTTATAAAGCTCTTCACTAATTGGTACCGCGCGATTCTTTTTACCTTTCGTTTTGGTGAAAGTGATTTTGCCTGGGCTGATCTGTTTGCCAGTTAATTTTTCTGCTTCTCCCCATCGTGCGCCGGTAGCCAAACAAATTTTAACAATGGTTGTTAAATCTTCCGCTTTGCTTCTCTCGCACTCTTCAAGTAAACGCGTTGCTTCTTCGACTGTGAGCCAGGCAAGCTCAACCTCCGCAATTTTAAACTCTCGGATGTTTTCAAGGGGATTAGGCGCTGTCCAGTCATCCAGCCTTTTCAGTTCATTGAACATGGCCCGAAAATAAGCCAGCTCAAGATTTACAGTGCGCGGGGTTACAGTCTTCACGCGGTCAGAGCGGGTAATTTTTCCGCTCAATCGCTGCTCACGGTAGGTTGAGAATAATTTTGCGTTAAATTCAGTTGCGAGCGGATCACCCATGGCAAGGCATGCAAACTCCATCGAGCTTTTACGTTTTTCGCCATCGGCAAGAGTAACGCCGTGCGCGTTGTACCAGGCGGTGACTAAATCCCTGACTCGGCGTTTATCTACTTTCTCACCCAGCCAGGGCTTATCTTGCACCTGTTCTTTTGTGTGGCGTTCGTAGGCTAGGGCTTCGCCTTTGGTGGCGAACTGGCGACGAATGCGTCGGCCATCTCTCCCGTTTGGAAATACCTGGGCCTGCCACTTGCCGTTAGGCAGTTTTGAAACAGCCATAAACAATAATCTCTATTTGATCAGGCGCGCAAAAATTCGGTTTTGCTAATAACTTTGCCTAATACTTCAATATCCGATGCTTGGCATTCATATGAAGCGGGGCCGTTTTCAACTTTGATTCTCCCACCGGGTAGACGATAGATTTCTCTGACGCTAACAAAGCCGTCAACTTTGATCACCCAAAGACCATCGCTGATATCGCTGCGAACCTTCTCAACAACGAAGATGCTTCTGTTGTCTTTGATCGCAAAAACTTCCCCTCTATGTTCGGGCAAAAGGTCAGGGCTGAAACTAATCTCGATTGGTGTGTTTAATTTCCCGTTTTCGGTTAAATAATATTCCATTCGGGAGTTCGAGGATTCACTCTCTGTGAGGAACATAGGCCCTTTGCCTGCTAATAGCCATTCCAACCGTGCACCTGTTTCAAGGTGACAAATAATCACCCAGTCATTCGGGAGGGTATCCCTTAAATATCTGTTTGCTAAGGTGCTTTGTGAAACTCCTAGGTGATTGCAAAGGGTGATTTTCGTGCTGAACCCATATGCTTCCAAAATCCTATCAATGGCATCTTTCCCGCCTTTATTACTCTCGATAACCCTGCGAACTTCCTTTGTGTATTCACTTACTGAGATTTTATCGTCTGTTGACTTTCTCATTATGAGATCCTAATATCTTGTTTGTTGTTATGTGGAATACAGCTTAATAGTTCCAAATAGTGAAGATTTGGAGCTAAAACCGAGAGATATTGAATCATGAAACGAAATATTTCAATGCGTCCCAGCATCAATCTTGTGGTGTCTGAGCCGTTCATTACCCTAGATGAGTTCTGCCGTCGTACTGGTTACAAGCTCAGCTATGCCCGTCAAATGATCCGTGAAGGCCGTCTCCCTATCCGTAAAAAAGAAGGCGCTAACAGCCTGGTCGAGGTGAACATGTTCGCATTAACAATGGAAGCAGCTCAGGGCTGTGAAATCGCAATGCAGGCTTGATAGTTCCATTTTGGGATAAAAAAGGACTTACAACATGTTAGATTTTCGCGTTTCCTCACATGCTCATTTTGATGAGGCTTGCCGTAAGTTTTCGGCTACTCACAGCGTTAAAGAACTGGCAGAAAAAGCAGGGATTAAACCCCACACGCTTTATAACAAGCTCAACCCGGAACAGCCGCACCAGTTAACGCCGCGTGAAATTTGGGTGTTGACCGATCTGACGGAAGACTCAACCCTGGTTGATGGTTTTCTGGCACAAATTCATTGCCTGCCGTGCGTACCGGTTAACGAGCTGGCACCCGAGAAAATGCAGACCTATATCATGCGTGCAATGGGTGAGCTTGGTGAACTGGCTACCGGCGCAATATCTGCGGAACGCCTGACGCCCGCCCGCAAGCGCGGAATGATTGAGTGTGTTAACTCCGGTATCCGCATGCTGACTTTAACAGCGATCGCAATGCAAGCTCGCGTCCAGGGTAATCCGGCAATGGCAAGCGTGGTTGATTCTGTTAGCGGCATTGGCGCGTCATTCGGAGTGATGTGAGATGAGCATGAATAATGGCCCTTCATTCGCGTCATTGCTGGTACGTCAAAGCCCGTCTATGCATTACGGTCACGGGTGGATTGCAGGCGAAGACGGTAAGCGCTGGCATCCATGCCGCGATCAGTCGGCATTATTAAATGAACTGCACGCTGTGCGCGCCACTTCTTTTGTTAACCGGGTAAAAACTTTTTTGAGGTCGATATGATTAATAACATGTCTGCGCCAATTAATGCCGGTGCAGTGCCATTTAATAATGCTGGTTGCAACCAGCCCGCGAAAATGTCTGGTGAGGAATGTTTCGCACGGTTTCATCAGAAATTAAAAGCCACGCAAAACGGCGCGCTGCGTAATTTCAATAAGCTAAGTGATGACTTTAAATTTGTTGTCATGACGCTGGCAAACCGTGAGCAACCAGGCGCTTTTAAAAGTGATGAGGTTGGAAAGCCGTTTGAATACTTTGATCAGCCTCGCCGTGTAATGTTGATTAAAGCTATGAATGAGATAGCGCGCTGGGGGGAAATATTACCCCGTCGTTTCTCGCTTCATGAAAGCGTAATACCTGAGTAAATAACCCAAACGTAATTAATGGCGTAAACCCGCCGGGCATTCTTTTGCCCTAAATCTGGAGTAATAAAAATGAAGTTGCGAAATATTGAAAAACGTAAGACTCAAATCGGCGCGGATGACGCCGGGTTAAATAGTTTGTTGACGGCGGCGCGCATGGAAGAACGTCGGGGGCGTGCTGATGTGATGGCCGCGCGTCTTGAAAAGCTGGCCGTGTTTATTACTCAGGGCGGTTTAAACGGTACTGAGGCCGCAGAGCTGCTGCGCGTGGAAGCGGTCATCATCGTTAACGAAGCGCAGGAGATCCACTAATGGCTGACTCTATCGATCTGGCTCAACAGCGCGAGCACGACGAGCGCGAGCGCCACATCAACGCCGCCCGAGCCAAAAAGCCGGGCGTGTCCCGTGTGCTTTGTGCTGCCTGCGATGCACCAATCCCGTCAGCCCGCCGCCGTGCCCTTCCGGGCGTGCAGTGCTGCGTCACCTGTCAGGAAATCGCAGAGCTGAAAGGCAGGCATTACAACGGGGGTGCGGTGTGAGCACTGTTGTGAAATGGGCGGGAAATAAAACCGCCGTCATGCCGGAACTGATTAAGCACTTGCCAAAAGGCCCGCGACTGGTTGAACCTTTCGCGGGTTCCTGTGCTGTCATGATGGCAACAGACTATCCTCATTATCTTGTCGCTGATATTAATCCAGACCTGATTAATCTTTATCAGGTGATTAAGAATAATGTCGAATACTTCATCAAAGAGGGCCGGTATCTTTTTGAAGCTCGTAATGATTCAGAGGCATATTATAAGACGAGGCAGGAGTTTAACTTGCGTCATGGTGGCGCAATTGAACGTGCATTGTATTTCTTATATTTAAATCGCCATGGTTATCGTGGACTGTGCCGCTATAACTTGAGCGGTCATTTTAATGTCCCTTACGGGAATTATAAAAATCCGTATTTTCCTGAAAATGAAATTCGTGCTTTTGCAGAAAAGGCACAGCGTGCAACGTTTATCTGCGCCAGCTATGACGAGACACTGGCACTACTACAGGCGGGGGATGTGGTTTATTGTGATCCGCCTTATGACGGTACGTTTGCCGGTTATCACACCGCTGGGTTTACTGAGGATGATCAGTATCATCTGGCGTCAATTCTTGAGCGCCGGTCATCAGAAGGTCACCGGGTTGTTGTGTCCAATAGTGACACGGCTCTGACTCGCTCGTTATATCGAACTTTCAACTACCACCGCATTACGGCAAAGCGCAGCATGGGCGTGGCCGCCGGTGAATCGAAGTCAGCGCAGGAAATTATTGCGGTATCAAAAGACCCTGTTTTTTTTGGCGTGGATTATGCGGCTGCGGCTGATTTTTCATTTTTCCATATGGCGCAACCGTGAGCAGCCTGGCCTATGCATGGAACGCGCCCCGCGAAGCTATCGCAAGCCCGTACCTCACACACGAACAACAGCACCGCCGCGATCAACTGATTGCGGCGCTGCTGCATGCCCGTAATGAGCTGGAAAAGCAGCCCGATTGTGTGCGTTACGACGTGCGCCGCCGGGCTGATGAACTGGAGCGGCATCACGATGTTCAGCGAGCTAATGCCTTTCTGGTGAATTTCACCCGGAGGGCATTACCGCGCCTTGAACTGGTTAAAAAGAATTATGGCATCACCGGGATCGATGCTGATATTTCCGCTGCAACGTTTGGCGGCCGCTTTGACGCTGCCGATATTCGTTTCATGGCGTCCCGTCTGGTGAACATGACGGCCCGGTTTAATCGCCTGCCGGATATGTCAAAAGCGGATATCGATCTGCTGGCCTGTGATATTGCTAACTTCATAATTTCTGAGCTGGGAACGATTGAAGCCGAGGAAGGGAGTGATCTTAAAACGCTGCATGCGTCTTACATGTGTGCCGCCCGTATCACTTATCATTTCCGTAACGTTCCCCCGTTGTGGGAGCGCATCACCACGAAGTTTGTCACCGCTGAGGACGTAGGCCCGGCGGTTTTGCGCATGGCTACAGAAAAGTGGTGGACTGGTCGTCTTCGTCGCGTTGCGGCTGAGTGGCGCGAGCATCTGCAAATCGCACTCGGCAACGTCAGCAAAAAGAAAAAAGCCTACGCCAGCAAAAGCTGTGTGGCTGAATGGCGCGAGCAAAAGCGGCGTACCCGTGAATTTCTCAAGGGGATGGAACTGGAGGACGAAGAAGGCAACCGCATCAGCCTGATCGACAAATATGATGGCAGCGTTGCAAATCCGGCAATCCGGCGTTGTGAACTGATGACCCGCATCCGGGGATTTGAAAATATTTGTAATGAACTGGGCTACGTCGGGGAGTTCTACACTCTGACCGCGCCGTCAAAATTCCACGCCACCACGCGAGGTGGCTACCGCAACACGAAGTGGGATGGCTCCAGCCCTGCCGATACGCAACGCTATTTAACCGGCCTTTGGGCGAAGATTCGCGCCAAGCTGCACCGCGACGAGATCCGCGTTTTCGGGATCCGCGTCGCCGAACCTCATCACGATGGTACCCCGCACTGGCACATGCTGATGTTTATGCTGCCGGAAGATGTTGAGCGCGTCCGCGCCGTCATCGGCAAATATGCCCGCAAGGAAGATGGTCAGGAACTGAGAAGCGAGAAGGCCCGCAAAGCGCGTTTTCACGCTGAGGCTATCGATCCCGATAAGGGCAGCGCTACCGGGTACGTGGCTAAATACATTTCAAAGAACATCGACGGCTACGCCCTGGACGATGAAACCGACGACGAAAGCGGCGAAAGCCTCAAAGAGACAGCGCCCGCCGTTTCTGCGTGGGCGGCCCGCTGGCACATCCGACAGTTTCAGTTTGTAGGCGGCGCGCCGGTGACGGTTTACCGTGAATTGCGCCGCATGGCGGACGCGGAAACAGCGCGCGGGCTGAGTATTGAATTCGCCCTGGTGCATGATGCCGCTGATGCAGGGGACTGGGCCGGGTACGTTAACGCTCAGGGCGGCCCGTTCGTTCGTCGTGACGATCTCCAGGTACGCACATGGTACGAAGCCAGCGAGACGGTTAATGATTACGGCGAAGAGTGCGTGCGCGTGCGTGGCGTATATGACACCGAAGTTGGCGACGGCTCCCCGATTGTGACCCGCATGGTGCAGTGGAAGATTGTACCGAAGCGCGCCGTTGACCTGGCCGTTGACGTTAAGGGCGCTCCTGCGCCCTCTCGGAGTTCTGTCAATAACTGTACGGGGGATCCGGTGCTGGATCCCGGCGTCGATCTCAACCGGCCATTAAACAAACGCGAGCGCAGACAGCTAACGGAGCGTCTGCGAAAGAAAAAGCAGGTGACAGGGCAAAAATTCGACCACGTTACAGAGAAAAACGCGGCGGCCATAGCCAGAGTGATTGATGAAATAAGTGTTTTAACTGGTAACACGCTTAGCCAGGGCGAAGCGCTGTCGCTTATATCAGGGGCAAGGCTATTTATTGGCGGACACTGGCGCAGAGCATCAGCAAGCGGCGACATTTATGCGGCTGTACTCCCTGCTTCCGCCAGGGCAACAGGCATCATGAAAAGGGTGTGTAAACTCGAAGAAACAGCAAAACAGGCTGGTTAATCATTGTTCTAATTACCTATTTTTGCGGAAATATCTGATTACTTTTCAAAAAATGTTTTACAACATTAAATTCCTTCTATACTGTAAATGCATACAGTGTATATGCGTACAGTTGTTTTGAGAGGGAGGAAAAATGGAAGACTATTTTCTGGAGTCGATGAAGCTCCAGCGCATTGATTTTTTTATCAAACTTGTTGCGGCCAGCGAGTGCAGCGAAGAAGAAAAGCGGCTGGCTATCCAGTGGGTTTCTGAGCTGACAGATGAGTTAATGGCAAAAATACGAAGCCATGAGTACAACCGATCAATGGACGTTTCCAGCTAATGGGGCTGTATGCGAAGTTAAATAATGAAGTAACAATTCACATTACGTTGGATAACACACAAAATCTAGCGCCGAAAAGGCTCGAAGCTTTTGAAAGAGAGCTTAATCGTAGGATTAAAAATACTTTCCCCTCATCTGAGTTTATAGTTAAAAAGGTTTTATGACATGGATAGAAATAAATGGTTTCCCTAACGATTTAGATCGTGAGAGTCTGGATGGAATAATTAATACAGTGTGGGAGGATGAAAGCTGACATTAAAATTCTAAATCCAACAAGTTAGAGATAATCTCAACGCTAGTAAGTTTTAATGAATACCTTAAGAAAGGATTTATGAAGGCTGAACAAAATTATGTTAGATAAAATTGTATTATTGGAAAACGGCGGTATTGTGGCTTATGGATAACTGAAAGTAAATCCTTAGCATTATTATAATGCGAGTAATAAAATTCATAAAGACAGGCGAGAAAATAAATTCCTTGCCTGTCTTTATGATAACGAGAATAACGATTATCTATACAGTGCCAAATTTATTTAAATGTGCTAACAGGGATTACATTATAAACTGAATGGCTGTTATCTGAGTTTTTAATAATATCACCACAATAAAATTCAGATGCCGTATTATTATTTAACATCCATTCAATAAATCTCTTAACGGAACTATCTTTTGTTTTATGCTCTTTTCTAAGAATGGAATATAATTCCCTGCCAGCATTGGTTAACTCCCACCTAACAATTTTAGGGATATTATCTGTTTTTTCGGCGTTTATGAAAAAATATTTGTCGCAGTTACTGATGTAGAAAACTTTCGGGATAACAGTACCATCAATAACAAATTCTTGTGTTTCCCAGGGTCCTTGATGATAGTATCCGGGAGTAAAAGAAACGATCAAACCCGCATCTCTTAACTTATGTACCTTATCTGCTGAGATAAATGGTTTCCTAAGGTCTTCATTATCGAGCAGTATCGAGTCGTATATTATAAAATCTATCGCCTCAGAAAAATATTCGGCCTCTTCCTTTGATAGATTTTTTAACACATCAAGAGTCCTGACGCTTATGGTTCGTGGTGTGTTTATTTCTTCCGCAAGAATTCTACCCCAAACATATTGAAGAGACTCCTCACTTAACAGTCTTGCCTCATTTCGCCATCTATTAATGAATTCTTGTGAGAGTTCGCTATCTTTTTCAGAATCATCATTTATAAAATGTGATGTGCTCTTGATGCAGCCTATAATATTTGAGATTTCTTCATCCTGTAATGCTTTAATAATTAATGATTTAACATCCTCATTTGGGGATGTGATTTGATTTGTTTCACTGTCATATGTTGCTTCGCCAGATATAACTTTTTTCATATCTGCAAAATCTTGAGCGTTCGATAGTCTAATCCTTCGCTCTGCCTCAGCATGTCTTTTTCCAAAAAGTATGTTAAATATATATTTGGCACCTTTTGGGGATGAATTTAATATTTCAGTGAAGTCAGCTTTTATATTTATTTGTGGCTCAGTTGGAATGTTTTCGTTTGACATTTTTTATTACCTAAAGATGATGAACTCACAGGATTATATTGAGGTATAAAGTGTTGGGGATTTTATAAGTTATTACTATGTTGAAGTTTGTAGTTGAAATTAAGATTTGGCCTTTTTATATTCATTAATTTATAGAGGCTAAATTTTTGCGATTATTGTCTGTTAAGGGAATTGTATTTTTTTTTCACCGAAAATATCAAGAAATGAGTTTGATACTTCGTGGGGTACTCAATGTTTTCAGAATCACACAGCTCATTTAAATAGATGAGCAAAGAAATGTTCGGTAAGGTAAATCTCTACCAAGTTGTTAAAGATCTAATGAGTAAATTTAGTATGCACTAATAAAACTATCTATATCAAGGCATTATCTATCATTTTTGTAAACCATAGATGGATGCTTTTTTCTGCTAGTTGATGCAATTATGTATTTTAACAGTGGTAGTGACTTATTGCGCCGTTATAAACAAAATTAACAATAAAAAGATGAGTGGGTAGTTTTTCAAGCTATTTTAAGGCGAAATTTCAACCACTTGCCTGCGCATGCATCATGTGCATGAGTTTGCATTTATTTTTTAAGGTAGATGATGCCAGTTCGCACCAGTTTTGGCGCGGGACGAGATACCTGATGCACCTGCATCAAAAGTGACACATCAAGCGGGCAGGCGAGGCGGGGATAGCACTGCGCGCTGAGCGTGATTTTTATTTATTTTTTTGAAACTTTTTTTGGGTTTTTTTCGGGAAAAAATTTGCGGGTGGGATTTGCATGTTGAAGATGCGGAAAGGGGCCGGAGAAAGGTGAAAAAAAGCCGCCCGGAGGCGGCGCGGTGGCATTAGTCTTCGATATTCAGCGAGTAGTCCCGGAAGCGGATCACCTCCTCCCCCGACCAGTGATTAATCTCCTTAAAACGTTCCTGCAATGGCGTCAGCTCGTTACGCACAAATACCTGAGCCGCTTTTACCACATCCCCGAAACCACCGGTATTATTCGGGATCATCCCCATAAGCTGTGGCGGTACGCGGTGAGCGCTAAGCAAGTCACTTTCACTGACTTTTTTGATGTTAAAAAAGTCGTCTTTCGTCGCCACTTCACTGAGCGGAATAATTTTTATTCCGTCAGCTTTGCCGTTCGGCGCGTAGAAAAAGAGGTTTTTGAAATTACCCATGCCCTTTGAGCTGCGCATCGCATCGCGCATCGCTTCCACGTCGGTGCTGCTCTGCGCGGAGTCGGTCACGTACATGATGTAACCCGCATGCGCGCCGTTCTGGTAATACTTGCGGCGGTACAATGTCGCCGACTCATTCAGCCAGGCCGAATTAAGCGCACTGAGATATTCCGGCATGCCGTAAATCTCCTGGTTAATATCTGGCTCCATCAAATGAAAAACCGATCCGGGGCTGAACGGGTGGGGCTGTATAAACGACGGCACCCACCAGTAAGCATCCTCTTCCACACCACGGCGGGTATATTTGGCCGGGGAGGTTTCCATTTTTATCACACGGCCAGTGGCGCTCATGCGCTTTTCTAAAAACGCATTTCCGAACACTAAAAAATCCAGCACAAACCGGCTGAAATCCTGCTGAGATAAAAGCGGGTGCGGGATAAACGTGGAAGCCAGAATGTTACGTTTAACGTAAATCGGTGAGCTGTGGTGAACGGCAGCACGCAGGCTTTTCGCCAGCCCGGTAAAACTCACCGGCGGCTCATACCATTTGCCGTTACTGATGCATTCCACATAATCCAGAATATCCCGGCGATCAAGCACCGGCGACGGTTCGCCAAAGGTGAATGCCTCCATTTTTGGCGCATCACTAGGCGTGTGGTTTGCCGCTTTGACTGGCTGCGGCCTGCGGTTTTTTCGCTTTGACATTAGTTCATAAACTCCAGAATGGAAGACGACGCCATGCCGCTACCGGCGCTTAGCGGTTCGTTAATCAGTACATGCATGGTGGCCCATGCTAAATCCGCGTGGCTGGCTTCTTCGGTGCGGCTGGCCTCATAGGTGGAGCTGCGCCCGCTGCCGGTCATGGTTTTGCGGATAGACATAAATGACTGCGTGATATCCGTGGCGCTGACGTCGTACTCCAGACAGCCACGCGTGATGGTGTCTTTGGCCTTAAGCACCATTGCGGTTTTAACTTCCGGGGTATAACGGATCTCCCGCGCTGCCGGGTAAAACGAGCGAACCAGCTGATAAACCCCCTGACCAATGCCGGTGGCGTCGATCGCGATGTATTCGACGTTATATTTTTCGGTAAGCGCGCGAATGGAGTTGGCCTGCTCTGCAAAATCCATCCCTTTCCACTGATGGCGCTCAAGGATGCGGAATTTGCCGCCGCTGACGAGTGGCGGCGCGATAACCACGCACCCGGCGCTGTCGCCACGGTGAGAGGGGTCATAACCGATCCACACTGGCCGGTAGCCGAAGGGCCGGTCAGCGAACGGCGCGAAATCTTCCCATTCCTCCATGCTGTCAACCATGCAGCGCTGTAGCTCCTCAAACGGGAATACAGACGCCTTATCATCGACAAATTCGCACATAAAAAGGTTACGGAAATCATCTGCGCTGTTTTCGCGTTTCAGCGTGTCCAGGTCAAACAGGGTGCAGCCACCGGCGAGTGCGTCCTCAATGGTGACAATTTGCCGCCACTGCCCGTCTGCGCAGACAACCCCGGCGGCCAGTGCGTTATGACTGATATCGATCTCTACGCGCTCGCTGGCGCTGGCGCGGCCCTTGTTGAACAGCTCACCAGACCAGAACGGATAAGCGCCATGGCCGAGCGAGGAGGGTGTCGAAAAATAGGTCGTGCGCAGGTGCTTTTGCGACGCCATGCCCGAGGCAACTTTACGCAGGCGCTGAAAGTTCGGGATCCAGAAAATCTCATCGACATACAGGTCACCGTTATGACTCTGCGCGGTGTTTGAATTGGTGCCGAGAAAAATCAGCTTTGCCCCGTTGTTGCCGATCACAATCGGGTCGCCGGAAAGCTCAACATCAACAAGGCGCGCGAACTGGATGATGTATTCGCGGAACACATAAGCCTGAGTTTTTGATGCTGATAAAAAAATCTGGTTATGGCCGCTTTTCAGCGCATGTAAAAGCGCCTCGCGGGAGAAATAAAACGTAGCGCCGATTTGTCGGGATTTGAGAATGTCCCGGATGCGGTGCGCCAGCCCTGCGCGGTGCCACTGGAGCTGGTATTCGAACGATTCGGCAAGAAAGATTTGCTCCAGCTTTTCGACAGCCTCATCGCTGAAATAATTCTTTTTCGGCTTCCGGCGCTCGCCTTTATTCCGGTTCGCCACGTTCGGATTTAAATCGGCCTCGTTTCCGGTCTGGCCGTAGCGGTTTACACGGGCGAGACGCTCCATCTGGCGCGACAGAAAATCCGCCACTTTAAAATCATGCGCGGTTAAATCCGGCTTTGCATAAAGCTGGATAAGCCGCGCCTCAAGCGTGCTCTCAACCCGGTTAAGCGGTGCGGTTGCGTCCCACTCATCGCGCTGTTTCCAGCTCTGAACGGTCGGACGTTTGGTCTTTAGCATCTCTGCGATTTGCGGCACGGAAAACCCCTGCCAGTACAACAGCGCGGCCTGACGGCGCGGATCATGTAATAGCGTGGTGTCGGTGGTGATGGTCATGAATGCCTCGCTGTAAGTGGTTCAGGGCAAGGCTACGGAAAGGGGAGTCGCTAATCGCTAACGCGCTGTTGTAGGGGAGATAAGCCATCACGAATTGATAGCCGTCAGGGTGGCGCGTCGGGAAACTAAGCCTGACCAAACGTGCAAACTTAATCAGGACACCTGACGATGGCAAAAAAAGTATCGAAATTCTTCCGCATCGGTGTTGAGGGCGACACCTGTGACGGTCGCGTTATCAGCGCAACCGATTTACAGGAAATGGCCGCATCATTTGATCCCCGCGTCTACGGTTGCCGCATCAACCTTGAACACCTGCGCAGCATTTATCCCGACGGTGCTTTCGGTCGTTACGGTGATGTTGTCGAGCTGAAAGCTGAAAAGATTGATGACGATTCCGCGCTTAACGGCATGTGGGCGCTGTTCGGCAAAATTGCCCCGCTCGACAATCTGGTCGAAATGGTGGGTAAGGGCCAGAAAGTTTATACCTCAATGGAAATTCAGCCGAACTTTGCCAATACAGGCAAATGCTATCTGGTTGGTCTGGCGGTCACTGACGATCCGGCCAGCCTCGGCACCGAATATCTGGAGTTCTGTCGCACCGCGAAAACCAACCCGCTTAACCGCTTTAAAACGAACCCGGAAAACCTGATCTCCGTTGCGACCCTGGCCGAGCTGGAATTTGAAGACCAGGCAGAAAACGTATTCGCCAAATTAAGCGACACCGTGAAAGCCATTTTTGGCCGCAAGCAGGCGAGCGATGACGCCCGTTTTGCTGATGTACATGAAGCGGTAACTGTGGTCAGCGAGCACGTACAGGTAAGCCTGAGCGCCACCGAAAAACGCCTTGCTGATATGGAAACCGCATTCAGCACGTTCAAAACGGATGTCACCACCCAGACCGGGGAAATTAGCGAGCAGTTTAAGACGCTGAAAACCTCTCTCGATAACACCGAAAACCCCCGCCAGCCTCGCCGCGAATTAAGCACTGGCGGCGGCGGTGAGGCCGGTCTGACGAACTGCTGACCGGACGGTATCCGGCAAGGCAGTAAACCCCGATTAACTGATTTCAGGAATAAATATGCGCCAAGCAACCCGTTTTAAATTTAATGCCTTTCTGTCACGCATCGCTGAGCTGAACGGTATTGACGTAGGCGACACGTCAAAGAAATTCACCGTTGACCCGTCTGTGACGCAGACCCTGATGGATACAGTGCAGGAGTCATCCGACTTTCTGACCCGCATCAATATCGTGCCGGTGAGCGAGCTTAAGGGCGAAAAAGTGGGTGTGGGTGTGAGTGGCTCAATTGCCAGCACCACGGACACCGCAGGTGGTGACGAACGCCAGACGCAGGACTTTGCGAAGCTGGAATCCAATAAGTACGAATGCGATCAAATCAACTTTGATTTCCATCTTCGCTATAAAACCCTCGACCTGTGGGCGCGTTTTCAGGATTTCCAGTTACGCATTCGTAACGCGATCATCAAGCGTCAGGCGCTTGATTTCATTATGGCGGGATTTAATGGCGTGCGCCGTGCAGACACGTCGAACCGCTTCGCCAATCCAATGTTGCAGGATGTCGCAGTAGGCTGGCTGGAGAAATACCGGAAAGAAGCGCCTGCGCGCGTCATGAGCAAAGTCACCGATGAAGAAGGTGACGTGGTTTCCGCTGTGATCCGCGTTGGTGAAAATGGCGACTACGCCAATCTTGACGCGCTGGTCATGGATGCTACCAACAATCTGATCGCGCCGTGGTATCAGGAAGACCCGGATCTGGTTGTCGTCGTTGGTCGTAAATTACTGGCCGATAAATATTTCCCGATCGTGAACAAAGAACAGGATAACAGCGACATGCTCGCCGCTGACGTGATTATCAGTCAGAAGCGCATCGGTAATCTGCCAGCGGTTCGCGTGCCGTTCTTCCCGGCTGATGCGCTGCTGGTCACTCGCCTGGATAACCTTTCCATCTATTTCATGGATGAAAGTCATCGCCGTGTAATCGAAGAAAACGCGAAACGTGACCGCGTGGAAAATTACGAGTCAATGAATATTGATTACGTGATTGAAGATTACGCCGCCGGTTGCCTGGTGGAAAACATCAAGGTCGGTAAATTCGCACCGGCTGAGGCTGTTACCCAGGCTGATGTTCAGCCGCAGGGAGAGTAAACCATGACGAGTCCCGCAGAGCGCCACATGATGCGGGTCTCGGCCATTACCACCGCGCAGCGGAAAGATAACCCGCTGCGTCATGCCACTGCCTACGAGCAGATGCTGGTTAAGCTGGCCGCAGACCAACGCACGTTAAAAGGCATTTTTTCCAATGAGCTTAAGGCCGTTAAAAAGCGCGAACTGTTGCCATTTTACCTGCCGTGGGTGAGTGGTGTGCTTACGCAGGGGAAGGGCGCACAGGATGACATTCTGATGACGGTCATGCTGTGGCGTCTCGATGCCGGTGACATTGCCGGTGCGCTTGAAATTGCCCGCTACGCCCTGCGCTACGGCCTGAGCATGCCCGGTAAACACAAACGCACGCCGCCTTATCTGTTTGCCGAAGAAGTGGCGCTGGCCGCGATGCGCTCACACGCTGCCGGTGAGCCGGTGAATATTTCCCTGCTGCTCGACTGCCTTGCGCTGACGGCGACGGCAGACATGCCCGACGCCGTGCGCGCGAAGCTGCACAAAATTATTGGCGTGGTGCTGCGCGATACCGGCCAGCCTGCCGATGCGCTTTCACACCTGCAACGGGCAATGCAGCTCGACAGCATGGCCGGGGTGAAAAAAGACATTGAGCGGCTGACGCGCGAACTGCGCCCCGTATCCGAAGCGCCACAGAAAAAGACCGCAACCACACGCAAGCGTAAGCCCGTCAGTGCGACGCCTGCGAAGCGTGGAAGACCGAGAAAAAACGCCACTTAACCGAATGCGCCCCGCGCCGGGCGGCACGCCGGTGAAGGCGGTTTTTACCTGACCTGAAACCGGCGTCCACCGCCCACCCTTTTCAGAGGTAGTCATGACGACGCTGATTATTACAAAAGAAGAACCTCGCGGCGAAACGGTGATCAGTCCGCCGACTGCACCCGCTGAGCCGGTGATTAAAAATACCTTTTTTTTCCCGGATATCGATCCGGTCAAAGTGCGCGAGCTGATGCGCCTTGAACAGACCGTGCCCCCGGCCCGGCTGCGTCAGGCGATTAAAACGGCAATCTCAGAAACCAACGCGGAGCTATACGACTACCGCGCGCAACAGATGGCGGCGGGCTTTAAAAGTCTGGCGGAAGTGCCTTCCGAAGTGATCGACGGTGAGCGCGAAAAGGTGGCGCTGTACCTTGAGGCGGTCATGGCAATGACCACCGCCACGCTTTACGAAAAATACCGCGGCGCTGACGCCAGCGCGAAAGGGGACAAGAAAGCCGACAGTATCGATCCGACTATCGACAACCTCTGGCGTGATATGCGCTGGGCGGTCGCCCGCTTGCAGGACAGGCCGCGCTGTATCGTGAGTCAAATCTGATGAGGGTTTACGCGCAACAGGGGGACACCCTCGATCAGATTTGCACCCGGTATTACGGGCGCACGTCTGGTGCGGTTGAGGCTGTTCTTCTGGCTAACCCTGGCCTGGCCGATTTGGGGGCGGTGCTGCCACACGGTGCCGCTGTCGAACTGCCGGATGTTCAATCCTCGCCGGTCACGGAAACCGTTAATTTGTGGGACTGACAATGGAAAAAATCACCACGTATATCACCTACTGGCTGTCGGTGGCGCTGGCATGGTTTGGCACGCAGACGCCGGAGAGTTTCGCGCTCATCGTCGGTGCTGGCTGCGCCATTTTCACGGCGCTGGTTAATTTCTGGTATCGCCGCCGGACGCTTAAATACCTCCAGTCTCTGGGGCTTGATGAGGGGGTGATGCGTGAATTCATTCGTTAAGCGTTGCAGTGTGGCCGCTGTGCTGGCGCTGACGGCACTGGTGCCTGACTTTCGTTTACTTCATACCTCGCGGGATGGTCTGGCGCTGATCGCCGACCTTGAGGGATGCCGTCTGCGTCCCTACCAGTGCAGCGCGGGCGTGTGGACGTCAGGTATCGGCCACACTGCGGGGGTGATGCCAAAAGTCGATATCACCGAAAGGCAGGCGGCGGAGAATTTAATCGCTGATGTGCTGAACGTGGAGCGCCGTCTCGCGATCTGCGTGCCGGTCACCATGCCGCAACACGTTTATGACGCGCTGGTCAGTTTCTCTTTTAACGTCGGTACCGGCGCGGCGTGTCGCTCGACGCTGGTCTCATATATCAAGCGTCATCAGTGGTGGCAGGCATGCGATCAGCTTACCCGCTGGGTATATGTTAACGGCGTCAAAAATAAAGGGCTGGAAAATCGCCGCCAGCGTGAGCGGGCGTACTGCTTGAAGGGAGCAAAATGAAAACGCTGATGGTTTTACTCATTCTGGCCGTGCTCGGTCTGGCCTGGCTGCGACATGAGAACGCCACGCTGAGCCGGTCATTTGAGAAAGCGAATAAGGTAGCCAGTGAGCAGAAAAAAACGATCGGCACGCTGCAAAATCAGCTCGCGATCGCCACTGACCGGGCAAATAAAAACGAGCAGGCGCAGGTATCGCTGCGCCAGAAGCTGGAAGCCGCCGGAGAACGAGCGGCCAGACGCCAGCAAACTATCGAGAGGTTACTCAATGAGAATGCAGAGTTTCGCCGCTGGTATGGCGCTGATTTGCCTGATGCTGTGCGCCGGGTGCACCGGCGTCCCGCCTGTATCTCCGCCGGTGATTGTTTACAGCGGCTGTCCGAAAGTGAGCCTGTGCCCGATGCCGGGGAGCGATCCGCAAACTAACGGCGATCTGAGCGCTGATATCCGCCAACTGGAGCGGGCGTTAGAAAACTGCGCGCTCCAGGTGGAAACCATCAAGCAATGCCAGGACGATTTGAATGTTAAAACCTGAAAGCCTGCGTGATGCGCTGACAAAATCCGTGCCGGTGCTGAAAAATAACCCCGACATGTTGCGCCTGTTTGTCGATAACGGACAGATTGTCTCGACGCTGGCAGCCTCGCTGTCATTCGAAAAGCGTTACACACTCAACGTGGTGGTGACAGATTTTAAGGACGATCTCGATCTGTTGCTGGTTCCCGTGCTGGCGTGGCTGCGCGAGTATCAGCCGGATATTATGACCACGGATGAGGGCATGAAAAAGGGCTTTACGTGGTACTGCGATATCAATAACGACAGCAGTGTCGATATCAGTATCAGCCTGTTAATCACAGAGCGCACCCTGGTGAAGCAGGTTGATACCGCGTTGCATATCAGCAATATCCCCGAGCCTGCGCCACCGGAGCCGGTCACGCGCCCGATGGAGCTTTACCTCCGCGATGAACTGGTGAGCACGTGGCATGAATGATTTAAAGCCCTTTGACGAAAGGCTCGCGGCGCTGATTGCCGCACTTTCACCGGCTGGCCGTCGCCGTATGAGCATGGACATTGCGAAGAAATTACGGCAGGAACAGCAGCAGCGTATTAAGGCTCAGCTCGCCCCGGATGGCACACCTTACACCCCGCGAAAGCGTCAGCCGATTAAGGGAAAGAAAAACCGTGTCAGAAAAGAAATGTTTGCGAAGCTTCGTGCCAGTCGTTACATGAAAGCCACCGGCGATGACAGCGCAGCAGCTGTGGAGTTTACCGGTAAGGTGCAGCGTATCGCCAGAGTACACCAGTCCGGGCTGAAGGATAAGCCAGGGCGGAACAGCCCCGCCGTGCAGTATCCCGAGCGTCAGTTACTCGGTTTTAGTGAAGAAAATCTTAGACAGGTTGAATCATTGATTGTAAAACATTTATCAAATCAGTGATTTTAATGGGACGGGTATGAAACCTAACAAATTTATTAAAGTAATAATGTTTGCGTTAGCATTCACATTTATATTATTGGGGTTGTACAAAATAGTTTTAAGTAATAATGTCGATGCTACTTTAAGCCTTACGGCTGGTTTTATTTTAATATTCCTTACTAACATTGAACATATCGAGAGTCTTAAAGGGCTTGGTCTTGAAGCAAAGCTAAGACAAAGAATAAATGAGGCTGATGCTTTGATAACGCAGCTTCAAAACATATCCTTACCTCTTGCGGAAATGCTTTTTTCTGTTATGGCACGATCAGGTCGCCACGGAAGGATGACTCGTACAGAAGAGCATATGTACGTTGAAAAAGTTACTTCCCAACTTAAATCGTTAGGCATTGATGATGAAACAATTGAAGTATCCAAGAGGGATATTTATTATTTCTATGCACTAGATATGGCAAGTGTTATACGTAAAAAAATTGATTGGTTTCTATTTCATAAACAAGGAAAACTGGAATACCGTGCGCGGAGAATCGCTAGCGGGGAATTAGATACTCCGGGAGAAGAAAATTTAACAGGCTGTGATTATGAAGAAGCAAATGAACAAGCCTTGAACTCCATAAAATCTAAAGTAGCTTTAAGCAATCTTTTTGATGATAAGGATTACACATCTTTTGGTAAGGCTTTATATGAATTCATTGAAAGCATGGATTTTTGTTCAGAAGAAGAACGGCGGGATATTTTCAATGAATCAAAAGAGGAATTCGAGGACTTAAAATTCTTTATCGAGACAAAGAGAATACGACGTCCGAAAATATGGTTTTCAGACTAATTCTTTGTTGGGTGAAAGACGAAAGAACATGGATTGATAGTGTTTTAATACAGGCTCCATCATTCTGTATCCATGAACACACTCGCAAATATTCAGGAACTCGCCCGCGCGCTGCGCAACATGATCCGCACCGGCGTCATCGTCGAAACTGACCTTGAAACCGGGCGCTGTCGTGTGCAGACCGGCGGCATCTATACCGACTGGCTCCAGTGGCTGACACACCGGGCGGGGCGCTCGCGCACGTGGTGGGCACCCTCAATCGGTGAGCAGGTGTTAATTCTCGCTGTGGGCGGGGAGCTGGATACCGCTTTTGTGCTGCCCGGGATTTTCTCTGATGACCACCCGGCACCGTCGGCATCAGCGGATGCGTGGCAAGTTACCTTTCCCGATGGTGCGGTTATTGAGTACGAGCCAAAGACCAGCGCACTGACAGCCAGCGGCATGAAAACAGCCAGCGTCTCCGCGTCTGAGTCCATCACCGCCACCGTGCCGGTGGTACTGGTAAAAGCCTCCACGCGTATCACTCTCGATACCCCGGAGGTGGTCTGCACCAGTAAGCTGATCACCGCCACGCTGGAAGTGCAGCAGGGCGGCAAGATGAGCGGAAATATCGCGCACACCGGCGGCGCGTTTACCTCAAATGGCGTACAGATTGACAGTCACGATCACGGCAGCGTGCAGAGCGGCGGAAGCTGGACGAAGGGGGTTAAATGACAGCGCGTTATCTCGGCCTGAGCCGAACCGATGGCCGCACGCTTACCGATACTGAGCACATTAGCCAGAGCCTGGGCGACATTCTGAGAACGCCTGTTGGTTCAAGGGTGATGCGGCGTGATTACGGTTCGCTGTTGTCGGCAATGATTGACCAGCCGCAAACGCCCGCGCTGGAGCTGCAAGTCAGGGTGGCGTGCTACATGGCGATCCTGAAATGGGAGCCGCGCATCAGTGTCACCTCTGTCACCACAGAACGCCGGTCCGACGGGCAAATGATTGTCACTCTGACAGGCCAGCTAACCGACACCGGTGAGAATGTTTCGCTAACCCTTCCTGCGAGTTGAAACCATGCCAATTATCGATCTGAGTCAGCTACCCGTGCCGGATGTGGTCGAGGCACTTGATTATGAGAGCATCCTCGCCGCGCGTAAGGCGACGCTGATTTCTCTTTACCCTGGCGATCAGCAGGGCGCTATCGCGCGCACGCTGGCGCTGGAGTCTGAACCGCTGACCAAATTTCTTGAGGAAAACGCCTACCGCGAAGTGATCTGGCGTCAGCGCGTAAACGAAGCCGCCCGCGCGGTGATGCTGGCTTATGCGAAGGGCAGCGATCTCGATGTGATGGCCGCCAATAATAACACCGAACGGCTGACCATCACCCCGGCAGACGACGCCGCAATCCCGCCAGTGGCGGCGGTGATGGAATCTGACACTGATTTACGCCTGCGCGCGCAGCAGGCTTTTGAAGGGCTGAGCGTGGCCGGGCCGGTCGGCGCGTATGAATACCACGGGCGCAGTGCTGACGGGCGTGTGGCGGATATTTCCGTTATCAGCCCGACGCCTGCCAGCGTGACCATCACCGTGCTGTCACGTGAGGGTGACGGCGCAGCCAGCGCTGATTTGCTGGCCGTGGTGGAAAAAGCCCTGAATGCTGAGGATGTGCGCCCGGTGGGTGACCGGGTGACGGTGCAGAGCGCGCAGATCATCAACTATCAGATTGAGGCAAAACTCTTTTTCTACCCCGGCCCGGAAGCAGAGCCGATCCGCCGGGCCGCCGAAAAGCAGTTACAGGATTACATCAGCTCGCAGCGCCGCATCGGGCGGGATATCCGCCAGTCTGCCATTTATGCCGCGCTCCATGTGGAAGGTGTACAGCGCGTGGAGCTGACCGCGCCGGTGACTGACATTGTGCTCGACAAGCGCCAGGCGTCTTACTGCACACGCTATCAAATCGCCGCAGGGGGTACGGATGAGTGATGACCGCCTTTTGCCGGTTGGTTCCTCCGCGCTGGAAGTGGCCGCCACCCGTGCAGCAGCAGAAATTACCCGCGTGCCGGTGCCGCTGCGCCAGCTCTGGGATCCGTGGCAATGCCCGGCGGCACTTCTGCCCTGGCTTGCATGGGCGCTGTCGGTAGACCGCTGGGATTTTAACTGGCCGGAAGCCACAAAACGCAGCGTCATCGCTTCCTCGTTTTACGTCCATCAGCACAAGGGCACCATCAGTGCGCTGCGCCGTGTCGTTGAGCCGCTCGGCTATCTGATCGAGGTGCGGGAGTGGTGGCAGCTCAACGAGGAGCCGGGAACGTTTCGCCTGGTGGTTGGCGTGCTCGACAGTGGCATCACCGATGAAATGTATCAGGAGCTTGAACGCCTGATTGATGCCGCAAAACCGGCAAGCCGTCACCTGACCGGCCTTGCTATCAGTCTGAGTTCGACCGGCAATATCTTTGCCGGTGCCGGTTGCTATGACGGTGACGCACTGACGATTTATCCCTACACCCCCGAGGAAATTATCGTCGGTGGTGAATATTTCCCGGCCTCGGCCATTCATTTGATTGATAACCTGAGAGTGAACGCATGACAGCAAAATATTATGCCATTCTGACCAGTCAGGGCGCGGCAAGGCTGGCGAACGCGGCCGCGCTCGGTACTAAGCTAAACCTGACACAAATGGCGGTTGGTGATGGTAATGGTGTATTACCCACGCCCGATCCGGCGCAGATAAAACTTATCAACCAGAAACGCATCGCACCGCTTAACCAGCTGAGTATCGATCCGGCCAATACAAGCCAGATTATTGCGGAGCAAATTATCCCTGAAAGTGAGGGTGGTTTCTGGATCCGTGAAATTGGTCTTTATGATAGCGATGGAATCCTGATTGCGGTGGCCAACTGCCCGGAAACCTACAAACCGCAGCTCCAGGAGGGAAGCGGACGCACGCAGACTATTCGCATGGTGCTGACCGTGTCGGCTGTCGCTGCCGTTACACTGAAAATTGATCCGTCTGTGGTGCTGGCTACGCGAAAATATGCCGATGACAAAGCTATCGAAGTTTCGACATATACAAATGAAATCATGCGACTGCATAAACAGGATGATAATCCTCATCCGCAATATGCCCCGCTCGACAGCCCGGAATTTACCGGCAAGCCGACAGCCCCGACACCGGCAAAAAATTCGAATGACAGGCAACTGGCGACAACCCAGTTTGTCAGTGCCGCCATCAATGAACTGGTAAGCAACGCACCGGCGGCACTTGATACGCTCGCCAAACTTGCAACTGCGATTGGCAATGATGCTAATTTTTCTAACTCACTTTCGGAAATCATTAAAAACAAACAGAATCTTGATAAGACGTTAAGTGATTTAGCCGGGAAAACACCCGCACAAATTCTGATTTACCTTGGTCTGCCAGGGCTTATTACCGGTAATGTTACCGCGTCGCTGAATACGCTGGAAAAACTGGCGAATGCCATTGATAACGACGCCGCTTTTGCAAATTCAATAAAAGCCATACTCGGTAATAAGCAAAATAAGGACGAAACTTTAACAAATCTGTCCGGAAAAACGGCGGCTCAAATTGCCGTATACATAGGCGCGCTTCGGCAGTCGCAAAATCTGGCGGATCTGCCGAACCCGGAAACCGCCAGGGCAAATCTTGAGGTGCCTCGCGGCGTGGATGCGCAGATGCCCTTTGCCTGGTGTAAGTTCAACGGCGCATCAGGTCTGATATATCGCTCGCATAATATTTCGAGTGTTCGCAAAGACGCGACCGGGCGCTTTGCTTTCAATTTCACGCGCGCATCAGTGACATCAGATTACGCCGTTATTGGTAGTGCCGTTCTGCCCGGCGCGCCGGATGATCAGATCGTCCGGGTGTTCGGTGCAACTGACAGGCTGACGACAGGGTTCAACGTTGTTGCGATGGATAACAATACCGACATGTATGCAGATGCGGTGATCGATGTGTGTGTTATGGGGGGCTGATGATGCAGGCAATTATTTTCGAAAATCAGGGATCAGCAAGGGTGCTTTTTCCGGCGGCATGCGGGCTTTCTGTGCTTGATATTGGCCGCAAAGATGTGCCGCAGGGAGTGAGTTTCTGGATTGTCAGCGCGGATGACTTACCTGATGTTGCGCTTGAGGCGTGGGAGCTGAACGTCAAAAAAATGGGTGCACCGGCAGGAACTGGCGGGTCATACATTGCCTCAGAAGGGGAAAGCGATGATATCGGTAAATAAAACGAGTCTGAGTGCAATTGATGCGGAAAAAATCCGGGCGCGTCGTGATGCTTTGCTCAGGGATAGCGACTGGTCGATGATGCCGGATACCCCCACAGATAAAAATGTGTGGGCGAATTACCGGCAGGCATTGCGCGATATAACCCTGCAAAAAAAATTCCCGGCAGAAGTGGTGTGGCCGGAACTGCCCGGCAGAGAATAAGCAGGAGAAACAGGCGGGCATATGCCCGCCTTTCTTTCGTGTTGTTTCAGACCACATCCAACCCTGATAAATAGCCCCCGGCGTAATGCACCCTGAAAATATACTCACCCCAAACCACGGAGTTAAACGGATGAGTGATTTTCATCACGGCGTGCAGGTCGTCGAAATCAACGACGGCACGCGCGTCATTTCCACAGTCTCAACCGCGATTATCGGCATGGTCTGTACGGCCAGCGATGCAGACGCGGCAACCTTCCCCCTCAATGAACCGGTGCTTATAACCAGTGTGCAAAGCGCGATTGGCAAAGCCGGTAAAAAAGGCACGCTGTCTGCCGCACTCCAGGCTATCGCCGATCAGTCAAAACCCGTTGTCGTCGTTGTACGCGTTGCAGAAGGCGCGGGCGATGATGAAGAGGAGGCTTTCGCGCAGACGGTTTCCAATATCATCGGCACCACCGACGAAAACGGCAAATACACCGGGCTTAAGGCACTGCTGACCGCCGAAGCGGTGACGGGCGTTAAGCCGCGCATTCTCGGCGTGCCGGGGCTGGATAATCAGGCCGTGGCTACGGCGCTGGTTTCAGTCTGTCAGAAGCTGCGCGCGTTCGGCTATGTCAGCGTGTGGGAGTGTAAAACTGTCTCTGACGCCATCAATTACCGTGAGAATTTCAGCGCCCGCGAATTGATGGTGATCTGGCCGGATTTTCTCGCCTGGGATACGGCGAAGAACGCCAGCGCCACGGCTTATGCGACAGCGCGCGCGCTGGGGCTGCGTGCCCGAATCGACCAGGAGCAGGGCTGGCATAAAACGCTGTCAAACGTGGGCGTCAACGGCGTCACCGGGATCAGCGCGTCGGTCTTCTGGGATTTGCAGGAAACCGGCACCGATGCCGACCTGCTCAACGAAGCGGGTGTCACCACGCTCATTCGTAAAGATGGTTTTCGCTTCTGGGGTAACCGCTCCTGCTCTGATGATCCGCTGTTCCTGTTTGAGAACTACACCCGCACCGCTCAGGTGCTGGCCGACACGATGGCCGCCGCGCATATGTGGGCGGTGGATAAGCCCGTCACGGCAACGCTTATCCGCGATATCGTGGACGGTATCAACGCCAAATTCCGCGAGCTGAAAACGGCGGGTTATATCGTTGATGCGACGTGCTGGTTTGACGAAGAAGCCAACGACGCGGAAACCCTGAAAGCCGGGAAGCTGTTTATTGACTACGACTACACCCCGATTCCCCCGCTCGAAAACCTGACCCTGCGCCAGCGCATCACCGATAAATATCTGGCGACGCTGGTTTCCTCGGTCAACAGCAATTAAGAGGCCCGACTAAATGGCAATGCCGCGCAAACTTAAGTTAATGAACGTCTTCCTGAACGGCTACAGCTATCAGGGGGTTGCGAAATCGATCACCCTGCCGAAGCTGACCCGCAAGCTGGAGAATTATCGCGGCGCGGGGATGAACGGTGCCGCAACGATTGATCTGGGCCTTGATGATGATGCCCTGTCGATGGAGTGGTCACTCGGTGGCTTCCCTGACTCCGTGATCTGGGAGCTGTACGGCGCAACGGGTGCCGATGCGGTGCCGATTCGCTTTGCGGGATCCTACCAGCGCGACGATACCGGCGACACGGTGGCCGTAGAGGTGGTGGTTCGTGGCCGTCAGAAGGAAATCGACACCGGCGAAGGCAAGCAGGGTGAGGATACCGAATCGAAAATCTCGGTTTCCTGCACCTATTACAAGCTCACCATCGACGGTAAAGAGCTGGTTGAAATCGACACCATCAACATGATCGAGAAGGTGAACGGCGTTGACCGGCTGGAGCAGCACCGCCGCAATATCGGCCTGTAATTTATCAGCCGGTCAGGAAACTGGCCGGTTAACCCGGAATTAATAAAGCGAGAATCTCATGAGCAAAGAAAACGTTGTTACCCTGGAAAATCCTGTTAAGCGTGGCGAGCAGATTTTTGAACAAATCACCGTCATGAAACCCACCGCCGGAACACTGCGCGGCGTCAGTCTGGCAGCGGTGGCAAACTCCGAAGTGGACGCGCTGATCAAAGTGCTGCCGCGCATGACCGCGCCAATGCTCACCGAGCAGGAAGTCGCCGCGCTGGAATTACCCGACCTTGTGGCGCTTGCCGGTCAGGTGGTGGGTTTTTTGTCACCGAGTTCGGCGCAGTAGACTTCCCGAAAAACATGTCGGTCGATGACCTGATGGCGGATATCGCAGTGATTTTCCACTGGCCGCCATCAGAGCTATACCCCATGAGCCTGACTGAGCTAATCACATGGCGCGAAAAAGCGCTCCAGCGAAGCGGAAACACCAATGAGTGACAACGTTAAATTACAGGTATTACTCAAAGCTGTTGATCAGGCATCACGGCCCTTTAAGGCGGTGCAGGAGGCAAGCCGCACCCTGTCAGGTGAAATCCGCGACTCACAAAACCAGCTTAAAGACCTGAATGCGCAGGCCCGTCAGATAGAGGGCTTCCGTAAGGTCAGCGCGCAAATGGCCGTTACCGGCCACTCACTCGACGAAGCCAAAGCAAAAACGGCTGCGCTGGCACTGGCGATGCGTAATACCGCGAACCCAACCCGCGCACAGATTAAAGAGCTGGACAACGCCCGGCGCAGTACAGCGGAACTGCAAACGAAATTTGACAGTCTGCGCATGGCCGTGCAGCGCCAGCGTACCTCCTTGCAAGAGTCAGGTATTGATACGCGGAATTTATCTGCCGCTGAACGTCAGTTACGCAGCAATATCGCCCAGACCACCACAGCCATGGAGCGCCAGCGTGCAGCTCTGGCACGCGTAAGCCAGCAACAGGAAAAGCTCAACGCGGTGAGTGAGCGTTACGAGCGGGGCCGGGCGATGGTTGCCGGTGCGCGCAATACCAGCGCCGCCGCGCTCGGGCTGGGTACGGCGGGATTATATGCGGGCAGCGCATTAATGGCACCGGCAGTGCACGCTGAGAAAAGCGGCGCGCTGATTGCGGCGCGCCAGGGGGAAGACAGCGCCAGCGGCAAAGAATATGCGGGCGTGATCAAGAGCATTAACGCCTCGGGTGTCAGTAGTGATCTTGAACAAATCACAGAAGCCGTGTCAGCGGTACGCAGCACCCTGGGCGCAATGGGTGATGTGGGCGAGGCTGAGTTAGATCGCATCAGCCGTAAAGCGCTGGATATGCAGACGGCTTTCGGCAGTGAAGCCGCTGAGAGTATCCAGATTGCGGGCATCATGATGAAAAACGGGCTGGCAAAAAACAGCGATGAAGCGCTCGATCTCATCGTGTCCGGGATGCAGCGCGTGTCCGCGCAGATGCGCGGGGAGATGCCGGAAATTCTTCATGAATACTCGACCCATTTCCGCAACCTAGGCTTTACCGGGGCGGAAGCCATGTCGTTGCTTGTCGATATGTCGAAGCAGGGTAAATTTGCCCTGGATAAAACCGGCGATGCGATCAAGGAGTTTTCGATCCGTGGTTCGGACATGTCTAAAAACAGCGTGGCGGCTTATAAGCAAATTGGCCTGGACGCGGAGAAAATGTCTCAGGCGATTGCCACCGGCGGCGAAAAAGCGCGTGTGGCGATGCAGAAAACCGCGCGCGGCCTGTTGTCAATTAAAGACCCGGCTGAACGCGCCAATGCTGCGATAGCGCTGTTTGGTACGCCCATTGAAGATTTATCTATCGATCAGATCCCCAAGTTTCTCGGCGCGCTGGCCGGAGCAAAGAACCGGCTCGGTGACGTCAGTGGTGCAGCGGAGAAAATGGGTGACACGCTGCGCGATAATCTGGCCGGAGATGTGGCGAAGCTGGATGGTGCCTTTGCAGGGCTGCGCCTGACAGTATTTTCCAGCATGACCGACAAACTGAGAACACTCACCCAGACGGCAAACAAATGGCTCGACAGGCTCAACGTGTGGGTGAAAGCAAACCCTGAACTGGTATCAAAAATTGTATTGGTGGCCGGTGCTGTAACGGGATTTATTGCCGTCCTGGGCGGCCTTGGTCTGGTGTTGTGGCCGGTAATGGCGGGGGTTAATGCCCTGATCGCGGGGGCGGGGTTTTTAGCTGCCGGATTTAGCATTGCCGGGACAATAATTGCATCCTCTGTCGGGGCGATCATCTGGCCTGTTATCGCCGTCGGTGCGGCCATTGTCGCCGCCGCTTTACTTATCCGTAAATACTGGGAACCGATCAGCGCTTTCTTCAGTGGTGTGGTGGAGGGGTTGCGGGCCGCGTTCGGGCCGGTGGCCGAAATCTTTACGCCGCTTAAGCCGATGTTCGACACCCTGGGCGGATATCTGCAAAAGGTCTGGCAGTGGTTTAATGATTTGATTGCACCCGTTAAGTCTACTCAGGAAACCCTCGACAGTTGCCGCAATGCAGGTGTCACCTTTGGTAAGGGACTCGCTGATGCACTTAATTTGCCGCTTAAGACTTTTAACAAGCTGCGAGAAGGCATTGACTGGGTGCTGGAAAAGCTCGGGATCATTAACAAGCAATCGGGCGACCTTGACCAGAAGGCTGCAAAAGCCGAAGCCGCGAAGAATAAAAGCTACATTCAGCCCACCGGTGCTTATACAGGTTATCTGCCGTATCAGGCGGCACCTGTGGCGGGGGCGGGTACGGAGTCAGCTATTACCCAGGGCCATGCATCATATGCGCCCGTGACCGCTGCCGCCGGTCGCTCTTATGTCGATCAAAGCAAAAATGAGTATCACATTACTCTACAGGGGGGCGCTGCGCCCGGAACGTCACTTGACCGCCAGTTACAGGACACGCTTGAAAAGCATGAGCGCGATAAACGTGCCCGCGCGCGGGCCAGTATGTTGCATGATGGATGAGGCCATTCACCAATGATGCTTGCACTTGGGATGTTTGTTTTTATGCGTCAGACGCTGCCTTACCAGAGTATTCAGCGTGATACAGATTACCGGTGGCCGTCAAACAGCCGCGTCGGTTTGCGTGACACTTTTCAGTTCCTCGGGCCCGGTGAGGAAACCGTCACGCTTTCCGGCGTGCTGTACCCGGAGCTGACTGGCGGAAAGCTGACGATGACCACGTTAAGGCTGATGGCCGATGAGGGGCGGGCGTGGCCGCTGATTGACGGCACCGGCACGATCTACGGCATGTTTATCATCAACAACGTCAGTGAAACCGGGAGCCTTTTATTTTCCGACGGCACGCCGCGCCGGACTGACTTCACGCTGAAACTGACCCGTGTTGATGAATCACTGGCCGCACTTTATGGCGATATCGGGAAACAGGCCGAATCGCTGATCGGCAAAGCTGGCGATCTGGCCGGGAAATACACCGGATTATTCGGGGGCTGATAATGCTGGATGCACTGACAAATGAGGCGGGCGGCGTCATGACGCCTGATTTTTTGCTGGAGCTTAACAGCCGGGATATTACCGGCAATATCAGCGCCCGGTTGTTGAGTCTGACGCTCACGGATAACCGGGGGTTTGAGGCTGACCAGCTCGATATTGAACTGGATGATGCCGACGGGCTGGTCGCGCTACCCATTCGCGGCGCTGTGCTCACGCTTTACCTCGGCTGGAAAGGGTTTTCGTTGGTCGGTAAAGGCAGTTTTACCGTTGATGAAGTCGAGCACCGGGGTGCGCCGGATACCGTCACCATTCGCGCCCGCAGCGCTGACTTTCGTGGAGCGCTCAACTCACGTCGTGAAGGTTCATTTCACGACACCACGCTCGGTAAAATCGTTGAGACTATCGCCGCGAGGAACAAACTGGCCGCAGGCGTCGCGCCGGAGCTGGGCGCGATTAAAATCCCGCACATCGATCAATCTCAGGAATCAGACATCAAATTTTTGACGCGCCTTGCTGAGCGCAACGGCGGCGAGGTATCTGTGAAGATGGGGAAATTGCTGTTTCTGAAAGCGGGTAAAGGCGTGACCGCCAGCGGCAAGCCGCTACCGCAAATCACTATTGCCCGCAGCGACGGGGATCGGCACAGCTTTGCCATTGCTGACCGTGGCGCTTACACCGGCGTAACGGCGAAATGGCTGCATACCAAAGATCCGAAACCGCAAAAGGAAAAGGTGAAGCTCAAGCGCAAAACCAAAACGCATAAGACTGACGGCGATAAACATCCGAAAGCCAAACCGGTGAAAGTGCCGGAAGCGCGGGAGGGCGAGTATATGGCCGGGGAAGCGGATAATGTTTTTGCACTGACAACCATCTATTCAACAAAAGCCCAGGCGATGCGTGCAGCGCAGGTTAAGTGGGATAAATTGCAGCGTGGCGTTGCTGAGTTCTCAATCAGCCTCGCCACTGGCCGGGCTGATATTTACCCGGAAATGCCGGTGAGGGTTACGGGCTTTAAGAAGATTATTGATGAGCAATCGTGGACGATTACAAAAGTGACGCACTCGCTGAGTAATAACGGCTATACGACGGCACTGGAGCTGGAAGTCAGGATTTCCGACGTTGAATATGAAGAGGAAGGCGAAGCGGAATAAATCATCAATTAAGAGATTTATTTATTCTCAAAAGTGAAGCGAAACGGTAAGATTAATCTCATACGCGATGATAAAAGGTGGCACTATGTTTCACTGTCCAAAATGCAAGCAAGCGGCGCACGCCAGAACCAGTCGTTATGTGACGGAAAACACCAAAGAGCGTTACCATCAGTGCACCAACATCAATTGCAGTTGCACATTCGTAACGATGGAATCTGTGCAACGTTTAATCGTGACGCCAGGCAAAGTTAATTTCGCGCCACCTCACCCAAGCCCTAACGGGCAACAGCAAATGTGGCTTTAA